ATGCTATCTTCTACTACAAATACTGTGCAGCTGACAGGCAAGCGTCCTTCTGGATTCTTTATCCAGTTATCTATTCTGCCAGTTCTAGCTACCAAAGGGTGTGGAAACAAATCGTTTAACATGTTTAAGGATTCCAAAGAATGGGTTGGTTACGGTCATGGTCATAGTTTTCATTACGCAAGATCTTGGCTAGTCGTGCGTTGAGTAAAGCGTCATCATCCGATAACCCTCTATCTCTGTAGGCTTTACACACTGCCTCCCACTGGTTTTCATTTTTGTCCAGTAATTCTGTAGCTCTCTTGACTCCTATTCCAGGGCAACCAGAGTACCCATCTGTGGGGTCTCCGCTTAGGCTCTGTACTAGATGCCATCTGTCACCTTCTTCTTTTGTGATCTCTACTACGTCATCAGTCAAGTTCCATAGAACAGACGGTATCTGTTTCAAGTCCTTGTCTGGGCTGACTATAATATTACTAGGGTCTGCATGGCGTGTAGCCTCGATGCCAATGGTGTCATCTGCTTCTAGTCCTTCGATCAACTTGAAGTTGTGATTTTTTCTACAATAATTTACTAAACGCTTATAGCCAAGGGGCTTACGTTTCATTCTATGTCCCTTGTAGTCGGGATAAATTTTCTTTCTAAAATTCTCAGTGCTTGAAAAGTATAAGATGAAGTCATCGTCCATCATAGCCTTTGTCACTTTATCTAATTCATTATGGAATACCCGTAGGACTTCGCTGAATTGTGACTGAGCAATGATGACATCCTCTCCAAAATCTATACCAATCTCACATGCTTGAGCAGCTTTGTAAGCTAGGAAATCAGAGTCAATTAATAACATTAGTGTACCTCAGCCCAGTTGTCACCGACTTGTGCGTCAGCTTCTATGGGCAGTCTTATGTTGTAATACTCACCAGCCTGTAATGCAGATAGTTTACAAACCTCAGCTACGTCATGGGCAATGAGGTGTGGAGCACCCAATACTTGTTCGTCATGGACAAACGCATATCGTTCATGATTGAACATGCTCATCCGTAGGTTTTGATCTGTTAGTAACAGCCATCGCTTTGCGACAACTGCTGCCGACCCCTGTAAGAGACAGTTCAACGCCTTGTGTTCTTTGTCCACAATAATTTGGCGTTTGTCGATAGCACGAATACTACCTCTCTCAGCAACTCTGCGAGTATCTTTAACAAGATCTTCCAAGCCTGGAATAGCATCCATATAAGCTCTACGAATTTCTGCCCCCTTCTTCTTCGCTTTGTCGATGGGGAGCATATTGTCAAAAGATAATCCAAGTTTCTGGTCGCCCCCTCCATACAAGAAACAATAAGTAATTGTCTTGACTTGTCTGCGAGAGATTCCAATTTTTTCTGCATTGACTTGGTGAATGTCTTGTTCTAGTAAGATCTTTGCATACCTACCGCCATCGTAACGTGCTAGGTAGTGAGCAAACAATCTTAACTCTATCCCAGCAAGGTCGCTATCGACTAGCTTCCAAGTTGGGTTGGTGATAAATAATTCACGGCAATCCTTGTCCGAACTTACTTGGGCAAGATTCGGGTGTGAATGTGCCATTCGATGTGTCACCGCACCGATAAAGCAAGAGTGGTGAAGTCTGCCATCCTTGACTAGCTTCAACCAAGCATTGGTTCCTTGGGATAACATTCCTAACTTCTTCTGAATGACCAGAATATTTAGAAATACCAACGCCTCTTCTGTTCCTATCTCTTTGAGAACTGTCTCATCAATAACTGGTTTACCAGTCGGTGTGAGTTTGGTAGGTGTCCAGTCTTGAAAAGTCTTGAACCACCATGCAATGTGTTCTCTACTGCTAGGATTAAAGTCTTTCAGCCGTTGCATCTCGCAACCAGCATAGTAACCTTGTTTCTTGTTATCTCTTTTAGGAGTAAACAAGTTGTGTGGAACGTAATGGCAGATGTTCTCAGCCTTCTTTTTGAGTTTTTCCAGCTCGGTTAACAGCTGGTTCTCTAGTTCCTGTGCCTTTGTAACATCAAATGGCCAGCCTGTAGTCTTTTGTTGACTCATCAGCTCTGCTATCTGGTGCTCTAGGACAACGCTTTCAGCGATTTTTGGAAATGTGTCCATAGTTTAGTTAAGATAGCAACGTCTTGTCTGCAGTAATCCTGCATTTCTTGTGACCAATCCGTCCAGTCAGTTGTTTTACCAAAATCATCTTTGTAACATTGTAGTCTGTAGCCATAGGCTTCCAAACTATGTGAGCCATACAGACGTGCGGGCATCTTGTGCCACTTGCGTCTAAGGTCTATGTCCAAAAGGTTTGGGTGAAAGAACCTACTCAGTATGAGTGTGTCCCAATGTTTTGCTTTACCCTCCCAAAAGGAAAAGTGTTTTTTAATTTCAGGTACGTCAAACATAATACCATTGTGTGAAATGATATTGTCAGCAGTTTCGAGGTCGTTGACTGCATTGACTACGCTGTAATTTTTACTAGCTTGATCGTTGTACTCCATAACTTGACCTGTGTCTAAGTCTTGAGTAACAATACAATGTATACAACTAGAGTCGATACCATTTGTTTCTATATCGAAAGCTAGATTAACCGAAGTCTGTGCTTGGGTTGAAGTCGGGCGTAACTTCATTTTCTTCAAAGGTGCATGTGTCTAGGTGGTAAGTCAATTCGTTGGCGATACCAACTTCCCCAGAATGACGATTCTTGAGGACTCTAACAGTTGTAGTATCTCGTTTGCTTGGATCCTGTTGATCCCGTTCAAGGGCAATAACCGTGTCAGACAGCTGTGCAATCGCAGCAGATCCTCGCAGTTGTCCAAGAGTAATACGGGCTCCTTCCTCATGGTTTTGATCTGATTGTGTACGTCTGAGGTGCGATACTAGAAACAAGACTATGCCAGTGCGTTCAACAAGTGAGCGTAACTTGGTCATCGTCACGTCTATCATACGTCTCTCATCTCCGTCCAATCCACTCAACAAAATACTGAGGTGATCGAGGAATATAACACGACACTCCAATCCACAGGCAAGGTATTCGATTCGACTGTAAATTGTGTCAGGGTCATAGCTACCAAAGCCATCGAACAGAAAAAGATTCCAATTAGAAATAGTACTGTTATAGGCGTATTCGAGTTCTTTTCGTTCATATTCTCCAAGGTGATAAGATCTACCCAACGAGGCAGACATCAAACCTAGAGCCGTCCTACGGTTAGATTCTTCAAGTGCCAAGTAACCGACCCGTTCTCCTTTTGAAAGAAGATTAGTTGCAAGCTCACGACAGAAGCTGGACTTTCCGATGCCAGAGCCTGCAGTAATTGTGACAAGCTCTCCATACCTGATCCCGTGAAGCTTTGATTGTAATCCTTGAAATGGGTAGTCATGATCAGCGGCAGGTGATGGGGTTGTTACAAGATCTAGAAGTGTTTTACCGTCTACAATACCATCAGGACGATATGGTTTAGCGTCCCAAATAGCCTTACAAACAGCGTTAGTATCGTTAGCTTGGAGTGCATCCGATGCGTCCTTGTAATCACCTTGAAGGTGGGCAATTTTAACCTTACCAGGCGGTAGTACATTAGCACACTCTTCAGCTGCCTGACGCCCTGGTGCATCCCCATCAAAGAAGATTACAACCTCGTCATAGCCTTGTAAAAGAGGCAGCTGTTTTTGTACAGCCTTCTTTGCACCAGCTGCGCCTGATGGTACAGAAACCATAGGCCAGCCAGGCATACACTCAGACCCACTAGCTGCATCCATCTCGCCTTCAAAGATGACGATACGTTTACCAGTAGTAGGGTAAAGATGTTGTCCGAAGAATGTACCAGGCACCTCACCCTCATACGAGAATGACTTACCTTTTGTTTTTATCTTAGCACCTTTGACAATGCCGGATTCGTCATGATAGTAAAAGCGGAGCTTATCACCATCACGGTAAATTTTGTATTTCTCACAAACTTTCTGTGAGATGTTACGCTTCTGCAGCCTTTGGGCTGAGCCTGTTATTTGCACACTTTTGGTTTGATGAATGTGTAAAGAAGGTTCACCATCACCGTGCGTATAGTGATGGCAAACGAAACAATATGTGTGACCGTCATCGTAGACACTCTTGGCATCTGACGATCCACACTCCTCGCATGGCTCATGAAATAGAAACTCAGAGGAGCCAGTCGATAGGGATGTCCTTGAAGGAGGTCCAAGGGATGTCATGCTTATCGCACCATTTAGCGTATGTAGTTTTAGATTTTTTGCTGATTTTATTAAAGGGTGCCTGGAATACCATGCGCAGATCCATGTAAGGATGTAGCTCTTTTACGGCTTTGATCTTACGTCGATCTGCTGCATCCCAATAACCCTTACATTCTAGTACGACACCATTCGGTAATACGAAGTCTGGTGTGTAAACGTAATTAATAATATAGCGGACTTTAGTTGTCTCGTACTCATACTTAACACCAAGGTCTACAAGTAGATCAGCGACCTGCTCTTCGAGCTTGGATCTGAATGCCATTAGCACTCATCTTCAATAAGTCCCTCAACGATTTGTTCAACCACGTCCGTAACAGCACGTGCCATCTCATAACGAAAGTCAGACTTGTCTTTCTTGTGTCGAGTAACTGTAATAGTAGGCAGTTCAATAGTAAGCCTACACTC